TGCTCCCCCCCTATTTGGTCTTAATCGTTTTTGCACCTTCTCTACATCGTCATTACACTTAACATTCTCTATATCATCCATCTTACAATACTCCTATAAATACAAAAGAACCCGCTACTTAGAACGGGTTCTAACACGGATACATCTGACGGTGAGGGCTTACCAGGTTGACTTTACAACACCGTCAGTGCTCTTATTTTATCACATTCTCACTTATAATCTTCATCTTCAATATTTGTCCATAAAACGTCGTTCTTACTATGACACTCGTTATACCATAGTTCCATCGTCTTGCTGAACTTCATCTCCGCGTATACAGCACCAGCAAGTCCGCCTAGAACCATAGTTACAATGCCACCAATGATAAAACCCCAAAGTGCCCACATGACAGTTCCTTCCTTATCCTGCGTATCTCAAAACACCATTCCACGGAAAACTATACCAGCCACTTACTGATATCTCGTTTCCTGTTTGGTCACCCGTTCGTCCACCAGTAACTCCACCGAACTCATTGATATGCGCTCCTACATTCTGCTGACCACCGATATACATCTCTGTATGGGCAGCTGTGTTCAGAAGGATATCACCACGCTGCAATTGGCTTACATCATTGCCAACACCGCTTAACCATTCCCATCCTGCTCCTGTGAATTGTTGAATCATTGTTTGGGTGTTGCCATATGGCGAGCTTCCATATACATTGAATCCAGCTTGTTTTGCACAATATAACAGAAGCGAGCTACAGTCATAATCTGGCCCCCATCGATTGCCCTGGTCATATCCATGTGAATCGTCGTTGGCCATATCAACAGCCAGTTGCACCATTCCTTCGACATCCTGGCTAGGTGCAGAGCTTCCTCCACCACTGTTTAGATTAGAGCTTGACAGCTTATTGAAGATGTGAGTTCTACTCCAACTTGAACGGGTTCGATTGCGGATTTGCTGCGTATCCTCCCATGTTCCCTTTGGCTGAAATCTATAGAAATTAAAGTCGTTGAAATAAATCCATCCATCTGTCCCAATCATGCCTATATAAGAACATGCGCTTCCATCGACTTTAGTTGCTTCAATCTTAACAGTTGTCATCGCGTCCACCTCATAATGTCTCGCACCCAACCTTTGATTTTTTGGTTCTCGAATCGCATATTGCCGCATTCATAAGCAGCCTTGAATAAGCGGATTCCAGCCCCTTGAAATTGTCCCGAAAGAATGAGCCTGTTCGGTTGATGGTCTTGCGTAGTTGCCGAATACTGTATTTCGCAATTGGGGTCATAGTTCGGTGAGCAATAGAACGTGTTGTATTTAGGGTCGAACCATACCCCGATAGGTTTCTCATGGAACCATAACACGAATTTCATTTTCGCATTCTTAGGCTTCTTCGCAATAAACGTGTCATCATCCAAGAGAGTTTTATTTTGAATAGCGTAATCGCGATAGCGGCTATCCCCAACGACATGTGAATAGAATCGACTTTGCATTTTCGATTCCGCGACTTCTGGCGATACAACATTTTGAATGAGCACATCCTTATTGCGAAATACCTTGATTTTGCCTGGTTCTGGCAATGTCAATCCGAATTCATCGAAATACGGGTTGTTCGTTGATAGTGCGTTTGCTAGAAACCAAACTCGAACATCTCGCTCACGTGCGATAGTCTCGTAATACTCGAAGAACTTTGTTACTTCGTCGAATAAGTAATGCGGTGCGCCTATACCTCGCTCGTCAATAATGAACTCGTCGAAAAGAATATCTGTAACACCTGGAAATGGCGTTGATTTCAATTTCATAGCCGTAGTTAGCGCATGGGCATAACCACCTATCTCTTTATCGATGAATAGTTTGTCTGATTCGACTTTGAACTCCCTGTTGCTCATGAATGGTGATATATCGTCCCAAAATTGGCCGTCTCGCTGCGTAGTCAGTTTTTTAAGTTCTTCTTTGGTTCGGCGCAAATAGGTGAATTGGCTTCCATTTTTGATGAATTGCTTTGCGAAATCATATTTGGCACCGAACGACTTGCCTGTTCCTCGACCACCACATATGAAATTGAACAGGCAGTTATATGATTTAGGGACATTTATGTCCCAGTATTTTTGAAAGTTAGGCTTCATGTGTCCTCCTGAATATGAAATAGCCCGCCCGCGCCATGTGAGGATGTAAATCAAAACATAGCGTTGCAGGACGGGCTACAGTTACCAGGATTGTTGAAGGCGTGCGGCTCATGGTGCTACCCAGAAAACCACTCCGCACCTTATCAGGGTGAGCATCGGATAATGGTACTTGCACGGTAACTTCAAGTCCCGATGGGACTATTATCCCCTAATTCTTTGTGTTAGTAAATAGCTTCACAATCTCTTCATTTTCTAAATCGGGATTGATTTTAATTATGTTCTCCAAAATGCTCACTACTTCCATGGCGAATATCATTACGCAAGCTGGAATAACAAGTGGAACGTTGAATCCTAAATCAGGAACGTGCATTACGAACATTTCTATGCACCATGCCAGTACAATGCACATGACTAGAGAGCATTTATGGAAAAGCCCTTCTCGCATCTTCGTTGAAGATACTTCACAGTTCTTAATCGCAGCAATGAAACCGCTGATTACATCGAACAGCATCAAGCATACGCAAGCGATAATAGCCCATGCCATAGCATCCGTAATCCCCAATAAAGGGAAGCTCAAATCCATAACTTTTTCCTTTCAATCGTGACTTTGTATTCGTCATACACAACGCCGTCAACATTGGGTAGAAGGGCAGGGAGATTGATACCTCCCTGCCAGTTCGATATGTCTATGAATCTAACCATTACTCGATAACCACTACCCCAAATGAACGGTCTGAAGCATCAGGCTGAATCTTCTTTAGGTTATTCAAGGAATTCTGATTTCGCAAGCAAAGAACTCCACCATACATATCAACCAACCTATGTCCGCCTGCCGTGATGTCACTTGTAATCTCGGTATAGAGCGTGAGCGGTGCTCCAACGGCTCGGAACAACGCTGCCTGCTTCGCATTCGCGAGATTGTGGTATGCAGCGGACGCTCCATAGATTGTAGCGCCACCTCGTGCTTCTAATCCGCCTACCGTTTTTTCATTGAGATTCACTTCCGCGTATTTCGGAAGGAATATAATATACGGAGTTGAAGCTAGCAAGCTAAGACGGAAAAGCGGCGTAGAATGACCCAATTCCGTCATAGCCGCACCAACGTCAACCGTATTGCCAACGGTAACAGTGGTAATCGGGTTTCCATCCTCGACCTTCGGGATTTCTGTCTGATTGTCGAATACGATGGCAACAGCTGCATTCCATCCACCAGTCGGGTAGCCCTGGGACATTTGCCCTTGCAGCTCCACGCTCCATACGGCTGGAGAATTATACGTCGAATAATTGCGAATCAACGGGTTGTTGTGCATCCAGAGTTTGCCATCATACAAAGTCACCTGCTCGATTTCTTCTCGCCAAATGCAATTGAGGGTGTCGGCAATCGGTACTGTCTTGATGTAATGCAATTCGCCGTCATACAGATTGAAGCAATTCGAGCGCGAAGAAATGAATACGTCGTATTCCTTGTTGTAGCTCATTGCCTGCTGCATTGAATTAGAATATGCGGTGTTGTTTGGCAATTCAACAGAGCCGATAAGCGTTTTCTTGGTGCAAGACTTGTCGACGTAATAGAATTGCGTCAAGTATTCGGTCGCCCAATAATAATGCTCGTCGTCATCCTTGTAATGTCCGAATCCCCAACATGCTTCATCCATGCCGAATTGGCTGCTGTCGATAGTCCTGGCAAGAGAAAGATTTCCTCCATTCACTTTCAAGAAGTAAATCAAATTACCCCTAGACGTTTTGGAAGAACCAGAACAAATAAGCTCTCCATTGTAATAGCTCATATTGTTGCCTTTGAATGACGAGTCTCCAAGGTCAACGACTGTAACAGTGTCGCCAGTTTCGACGTTGAACAGCGCCACGCGGGATTTGGTCGGGCTATTGGTATGAACAGCGTAGTATTTATCGCCTACTGGGCAACCACCTTGCCACTCTTCATCAGATGCAATATGCGCTCTGAACTTTCCATCGGCGTTGGAAATCCTGTCAGCAATCAAGTTTCGCTTGTCTGATGCCTTGATGCCATCAACGGCAGTATCCAATTCGTCTACTCTACCATCTAGGACGTTAATCGTCTCGCCTTGGTTTTCTACCTTATTATTCAGCTCAATAACAGAATTGCCAAGTTTCTCGGTCGTCGATTTCAGGGTCTCGATTGTCTCGCCTTGCTGCGTTTGGGTATTTTCGAGCGTAGCGACTTTCTTCGAGTATTCCCTTACCTCCTGACGGTACTGCTCGATTTGCGCGTTGTAGTTGCCAGTCTGCGCCCAGAATTCCTCATTTGTGATATCGATTCCGATAGGGACGTATTGCATCGAGGTGAATGAATTGCCCTGGTATAGAACAATTGTCAGCGGCTCGTATTCACGGTCGCTCGACCAATGCACTGGGTTTGCGAACAAAGGCACGTAACGCGCACCGACGTATTGGGTAACGCCCTTTGCGATTCCCTGCGCTGCATCTTTCAATGAAGTCGCTTTCTGCAATTCCTGCGCAACGACAGCCTTGATTACATCCATTGTGTTTTTGTCGATTGCCATGGTTTACCCTTTCTTTAGTACCAATCTCCTGGCAAGTTTACCACGATTCCTGTTGTATGGACAGTACCACCTGGTTCGGCATTCAAAGTGCCATCAGGTGATATAATAACATAACTTTGTCTTGTTACATTATTTTTCGTTGCTGTCAAATAATTAATAGCTGTCACTGATTTCGGGCGGTACCCTATTGGCAGCGTCCCGATAATTCCGTCAGCGGGAACATCGTAATCGCCTAGGAATTGAAGCTGGTTCGTCAACGACAACAAAACACCAGGGTTTGTTGATGTCGCGCCGTCGTGCAACGCGACTTCCCCTTGCCCCTTTAAAGTCTTGACGTTTAATGTGGCCGACTTGTCATCATACTCAAGGGCGTTTTCCAGCGATTGCCTTGAACATAGAATCAATCGTATCGGACATGACGGAAGCGTCATAGCCTGTATTGTTGATAACTCCCTGTCCGTTGACCTCGCATCGAAGAATCAATCGCCCATATTCCTCTGTGCCGTAAATCGCGCCAGTGTCGAATTGCACATCCTCCCACGTAGAAGGTTTGTAGGCGCAGAAATATCCGTCTGAAGTCAACCCGAAGAATACCCCTGTCAACAGCATGTCTTTTACGATTGACGGAGCGTTCTCGTCAATCCAAGCCCTAAGCAACGCTTCGTAGTATTCCTCGAAACCGCCATCGACGAATTCATCGAACTGCTCTTTAAGCGAATAATAGAGCCGTTTCAGCTCTTCGGCGTTTGCGTCGGTCTCGCCCAGATGCTTGATTACCTCTTCTAGTACGCTCAACACCTTGGCAATCTGCTCGTAATATGACAATGATTCGTCATATACGGACGGAATAAGACCAGCGCACCAGTTGTATAGCCAATCGATTGACTTTGCGCAAGGTTCGTCTGCCATGACCTCTCCTTTCCCTAATACCAATTTCCCGATAAGTTTACCACGATGCCGTTGGTTTTAATCGATGAATTAGGGTCGCTTGACAAAGTTCCGTCATCCATGACATACAGCATCGTCACCCTAAATAGCGACCCTTCAACAGCTACCACGGGAACTATCAGCTCCGATACAGGTCGATACCCTTCAGGAAGTACGCCCAAAAACCCATCTTCCCCAACAACATAATCGCCCAGGAATTGAAGCTGGTTCGTCAACGACAACATAACCCCAGGGTTGGTGGATGTCACACCGTCGTGCAACGCGACCTCTCCCTTGCCCTGGAAAATCTTGAAGAAATTAGGATTTCCCAAATCTTGCATGTCTAGCTCCAAACCTGCATGAACAGCCCCTGCACCTGAACATTGTTGATTACCTGCATGTCGAGATTGAGAACCTTCTCGCTCAAATCGAGGAACGCTTGGTAATAGCGCGGGTCTGTCACGAACTCGTCCGTCGTGTCCTTGTTCGTCTCGTCACGCTTGATGGTTCCATCGCTTTTCGATTTGGTTCCCACCGTGGTATCGTCCGCCGTGTCCTCGATGGTTAGGTTGGTGAGGTAATCCCCAGCATCGACCTTCGACACGAACAATTCATCCTGCGGAGTATCCGAGAATTTGTTGGTAGACTTCCCAGTGGATGACGTAGACGTGTCCGCGCTTCCGTTTCCGCTTGAGCTTTCGTCGAAATCGCGAAGCATGTCTACAACCTTGTGACGCTTGATGCCCAGAAGGTGCTCCACGTTCAAAAGCTCCGTCTCATACATCTTGTTGTAGTACGGCATAATCTCGTTGAACGTGTTAGAACACCAAAGGCAGAAGTGACCGACCGTCTCGCATCCTATTTCTCGCATCCAATAATGGCGTATGAACTTGTCGTTTAGCTGTCTCCTTTTGGATTCGTCGTAAATCGGATACTCGTCCAATCCCAACCGCGCGTATGCGGGTGAGAAATCCTGCTTCCATTCTGGCATGGCCTGGTTATAATACCCAGCATCCTTGACCCACTGGGTAACGAAAGTCCTTAACTGAATAGTGTCTTGAGCCATCTATACCAGCTCCCATCCGACGGGCGATGTCATGTTGTCGTAAGAGAATTCCTCGATGAAATCCCCTCCGTAATCAATGACCAGCTTGTAATCGATTTCGCTGATATAAACTCTCGGCTTCAAACCGGTTACCGAATCCTCGTCCCAAAGCGTATGGGTTACCCTCTTCCCAGCTTCGATGGCCGCGATGGCTTCGTCTTTGGTCATTTCGCCACCTTCCAATCGTCGGCTTCCATAAGCTCCTCGTTAGTCGGCATGTATGGCATAAGCGGCTCGCCCTTCTTATAGAAAGTGAGCACGCCATCCTCGATGCCGATAGCGTCATTCCTCCACGTCTTTCGGCGCATCCTCAATCGACTGTTCGCCTTCATCTGCGTCAGCATCTGCTGAAACTCCATAGTCCACCTCCCTGAACTCCACATCGATGTCCAAACCCCATTTGGCGTTCGCGCTTTCGACTGCCATCTTACGCGATGCCAGGCAGATTTCGCGCTGAATCATCGTTTCACCAAGATTCGACATGATTTCGCTCGTGATTTGGCGTTCCTTCTTATCGTCGTTCGTGTTCTCGATGCCGATGAAGGTCAGCCATTCGTTCCAATACTTGTTCTGTGTAAGCATGACCTCGTTGGCTATATACGGTGTAGTGAAATCCACTGTGTCCATGAATCCGATGTCTGTAGAATCTGCTGCGGCAGTCCAGATTCGCCCGCTGAACATCTGACGAATGAGCTTGAATCCGCTCATTTTCTGCTTCTCGGGGAACTTGAACACCTTAGCGACCTGCTGCTGCTTGACATTGGTATCGATTGTCATCTGATACATGGTCATTCGCTCTGCGAACATCTCTACATAAGATAAAAGCGGAATCCTAAGCCTGTTGTCGAGAATCACTACCGAATTCGTATCGTCTAGCGCGTAATTCTTGCCTTCTACGGGATTGTAGGCCATCGGCTCGGTCGGCATGAAGTAAATGTCCATCTTGTCATTCTTGGAATTGACGGGCATGACGGCGAACCCTTCTGGCGCTCTCGCCTGCACGTCATCCTTCAGCGCATCGTCCTTGAATAGAACCGCGCTGCCGCTCGTAGCTAGAAGGTATTCGAGGTATAGCGGGTCTATTCCTTCTGGAAGGTTCTTCCACTCGTAGCGCGTAACAAGCTGCATCAGCATTTTCTGCATGAAGTAGTTCTTAGTGATGGAGAACATAGCCGCTGGGTCGATTTCCTCGTATGCGAACGGGTCGCCGTCCTGCGACTTCTTGCGCTCCATTGTGCGCCAATGCGAAGCCATATTCGCGCAAAGCGGCGCGTACCCAGTGCTGAAGAACCAGCTTCCAACTCCTATGTTCCCATTGGGGATTGCTCCCATAATTCCTCCTTAAAGAGAGTTGTCCAATCCGAAATTGCCAACATCATCGACATGCCAATACCATATTCCCTCGTCGTGCATTCTGTTGATGGCATCCATGGCGTACTCTGGCACCTTGCCGTTGAAGTCGGCGTGGCGGGTCTGCACGTAGTTCCAACACGGTCTGCCAGTTCGCGCTGGAACCTTGACCTGCTCTATGCAGTAGCCGTAGACGCTGAAGCGGTCATCGATGGCCTTGGCTATATCGGCCTTGCATTGCTTTTGGTAAACGTAGGGAAGCCCAATGCGCATTCCCTGCTTTAGGTTGCTCGTGGAACCGCCTTTGAGCTGATTCGGCTTCAGAGCGGCTTCCGTCAACCCGCCAGTCATCTGCGTAGCCGCCGAAGCAACAGTTCCTGCGCTGATTGCCTTGCTGATTTGTCCCGCCATACCAGCGATTCGCATCTGCGGAATCATCATCGCGATTGTTCCAGCGGTATTCGCCAGCGACCCGATGAAGCTCGATGTCATGTACTGCGAGAAAGCGTCAACGTTCCAATTCACCTGCGGCCATCCGCTCGTCACGATGGCGTATTCGTAGTTAGGCGAAACGCCATTGTACTTGTTAGGCGATGCCATCATGCCCGAGTTCTGCTCGCACACCATGTACCACCCGAACGAAACCTCCTTGCTCCCTCTCGACCCGTTCACGGACTGGAAACGCTCTGGCATCAATTCCAGCTCGCTGTTCGTGTCGCTCAAGCACACCACGTTGTATGGGAACGTGAACAGCTTGTTGTTCTTCGGAACGTACCCATCGATATCAGAGCAGTTGACAGAGTATTTTTTCTCTGCGGTGTAAGCCATCTCGCCGCTGTTTATCCAAACGCCATGGCCGTTGTCGCATGGCGTAACGCCATATCCCTTGTCAATCATGCCTTTAGGCACCATGAATGCTCCAACAATAGCGTCAGCGGCACCTAGCTCCGTCATCTCCCTCGTGAACCATTGGAAGTCCGCCGTGTTCGGGAACGCCAAAAGGGACGCGCCCGAATACACGCCGTTATACCTGTCTCCTCCAACGGGTATCGCCAACTCTACTGCTCCTCCCGCGATATCCGTCTTTGGATACATGGTTGTCATGACCACTGCGTACATATTTGAAAGAGAAATTCCCTCGGGTGGATTCTGGTCGCGATTGGTTTGAATATAGTTCCCCACATCCAATCCCTCGCTCATGGTGTGCTCGCCGATGCCGTCAGACGTGACGATTTCGCGCTCTACGAATGCGGCTTCCCATGCGAAATCGAACAGCCACGTCTCCAAGTAATCGGTCTGCAAAGACAGCGTGGTCGTTTCTTTTGCCTTGTATTGCATAGACGTTATGAAAGCATAATACCATTTGCTTCCATAGTCTGCATTCTGGTATGCGACGTAGTTGCAGCCAGTAAGCTGTTCATAATTAAGAGGTACGTCCATCGTCATGTTTTCGCGCTGATAGGTGAAGTCATCGGCAGAAAATGTCGTGAGATGCGAAGCCATCCACGATTGCTGCTCCGACGCGCTGCCGAAATAGCGGCGATGATTCACGTCGGCGCACCAAGGAACCCAGCCTATGCGGACTTTGGTGTTCGCCATCAAACCCTCCTTTTATAAGAAAAGCCCGCCCAATTCAGGACGGGCTTTCGGATTTACGCTATTAGGAAACGGTAATGGTCGCGGTTGCTTTCTTGGACGAATCCTGGAGCGAAGTCGCGGTAACCTTGATTTCCGTTGCGGACGGCTCGTCGGACGCTACATGGAGACGGTTGCCAGTTAGAACGGTGCCGCTCTTGGTCGCGCCCGTCATAGTCCATTGCACGTTTCGGGAGTAGATGCCCGAGCCAGCGACGGTAGCCGTGATAGTGATATCCTGCCCAGCCGAGACTTTGGCTGTGGTCGGGGAGACCGTAACGCCAGTGACCGTGGATGCAGCCGACGTGAACGCGATGGCCTGCTCGAACGGGCTGATGGAGAAAATCATCCAGTTGTGAAGCAGCTCGTTGGTATATGCGCCCTGCGCGTTGTAAACGTTATCAGTCCAACGGTCGTAGGTGTAAATCTGGAAGAACTTTGGGCCGAAAACGATGATAGGCGTTGCGTCGATAATCTGCTTCTCTTCGGGAGTGAGCTGCTTGAAGCTGTCATCGTTCTCGAAAATAAGCGCTAGACGCTGCTCGTCGAGATTCGAGAAAGAATCGATTTCGGTCACGTTGCCCACGAACTGCGCATAGGGTAGGTTGAACGCCTGCGCCCAAGTCTCTACTGAAATATCGGCGTTGGCCTTGGCGTTGATGATAACCTGCTGCTCTGATTTGTCCACGACGTTCATCACGCCAGCTGCATTGAACTTGCGGGACGGATTGTCTAGATACGTGGAGTATTCCTTAACCATCTTGAGCGCACCGTCGGCGGCTTCCTTGGAACCATCCTGCGCTGGAATCGATACCTGCGCCATATGGCCGCCAACGATGTATTTTGCAGTCATGTACTTCCAGGTCTGATAAACATCGTACTCCAAGGCTACCCACATCTGCGCTAGGATATTCGCAATGAGGTCGTTGACCTTAGACCAGGCATAGAAAGCTTGGCGTACGGAACGACGTTCAACGGTAACCTTGTAGAACTTCTGGAAATCGAGCATGTGGTATGCGCTCATAAGGTTGGGAAGCTCGCGTTTGAACAGCTCCTCTTCCGCCGTGGAAGGATTGTAAGAGTGCGGGTCGCAGATATCCACGAAGATTTCCTGTACGGTAGAACCTGCTCCCTCGTACTGGCCTTGGTAGAACTTCGACCATTTGTTCATCCACATCATACGCTCAATCGCGACCATGCCGATTTGGTTGACAAGTGCGGGAACGAACGCGTTCATGTATGGCTGATAGTTCGTGATGATTTGGCCGATTTTGATGATTGAATCGTTGTCATCATAAATGAGAACTTCGTCGGAACCCTCTTCAGCAGCGTATGCCGCAACGTCATTGTCAACTAGAGCATGAGCCAATTCTGGGTTAGCATTCACGGCCTGGTTTACGATGCCCTTCGTGCCCTCGGTGCCAAGGGTTTTCATGACTTTCTTAACTGTTGCCTGTCCTGCCATGTTAATTTCCTTTCTCGAACAGTGCGTCGATATCCTTCATCGTGGTAGGATACGACACTTTGGGCTTGTTGTCCACTGGTTCTTTAACATCTGGGTGCTTATTGCTCGCGAAGAAAGCATCGACGTACTTCTGCTTCTGCTCCTTCAGCGAAGCTTCGGCATCTACTGCGCGTTGGATTGCATCGTCGCGCTGCTTCTCCATGTCTGCCAGCGATTCGGCGGACGTTGCTTCAATCGTCTCCTTCTCGTCGGCGATTCCTGCTACGGTCTCCCATATTTCCTGGGTAACGTCCTCGAATTTGGTGTCTTTGTATGCCATCAGAACATCCTTTCCTTGATTGTGTGCTCTCCCTCGACAAGCAGAACTCCGCCGTTTACTGTCTTGCGCTTCAGCTTGCCTGGGTAGCTGCTTCCTACCTTGAAGTTGTCGAACGTGACGTATTTATGGCATGAATCGGGCATTCCCGCCACATGGATTGACGGCTTCCTGTCATCCACCGACCAATCAAGCTCCTGGCACATGTAGCACTTAGCCCCGAGGTATTTCTGCTCCTCGTAGACGCTCTCGAACTTCCACGCCCCGAGCTTCAGCGGGTCTATCTCCATGCCTACTGGCTTTGAGAATCCGACCAGCTTGCATGAATCCGTGTCGCAATACGCGAAACGGTCGTAGTTCGCCTGGCAAGCGTTGATGGTCTTGTATCTCGCCCATGCCGTGATGAAGCACCCTACTGGAAGATACACGCTCTCCTTCGTCTCCTCTTGGAGAAGCACGTATTTGACCTTTCCCGTCTCGTCTAGTACGGGCTGCTTGGAAGCCGCCACAGTTTTAGTGGCGAACTTGCCGTAAAGAGAATTCAACATCAGTTTGGCTATGGTTGCCATGCCCTCGTTGCCTTCAGCCCTCGACTTCATCTTGACTTCGTTCCAATACTCAACGTACTTCTTGAACAGCGTCCTGGAAGCTCTGAACTTCCATCCATCCAACGGTTCGTAGAAATCTATTTCGTATTGCTGTAACATCAGCTCCAAATCTACGCTAGTCAACGTCAATTCCACGATGCCTTTGGAATCCTTGGCATACTCTCGTGGATTGTGTAACGGCGATTTGTGGATTTGGATTGTTGGAATGTGGTCTGTCTTGACCCTGAACGAAACCCTAATCCTCTGTATGAACAGCGGATAAAGCTCGTCAGTCTCGTATTCGCCGTCGTAATGTATTGGCTCTCCGAACGGCAGCAATTGCCCATCGGTAGCCGCCATCACGGACGGGTACAGCGAATTGACATCGAACCCTATTCCGTGGCCTATGCAGCGACCCTTGTATTTGTCGGACGCATAGGTGAATCCTCCGCGATATGCCTGACGAAGCTCCTCGTCACAATCTATGATTGGGAACACCTTGCGAAAACGCTTCTTGCCGCCCATCATATCGATATAGGTGTGTAGTGCGTTGGAGCCAGCCGTCATCTTCGTCAATCCCTGCTCCAACATAACGTCCATCGCCATCGCGTCGATTCTCACGTCATGGTCGATATAGTCCCACTCCTCTGGGGTCGGCTCGTATCCGACCTCGCGATACATCTTGTAATCGATTTCCCCTTTGGCAATAGGCAATCCGAACGCTTTCGGAATGGCCGCTATCTTCAGCGGAATAACCTTCAGGCTGTCCAAGATTTCGACGGGTTTCCCTCCCCAATAGAGCTTCAGGCAATACCATACGTTCATGTCCGAAATCAGCGAAGTGAAAACGCCTGGAACGAAATCCTGGTTGTCTTGCCGCCATTCCCATCCATTCTTAAGCAACCAATCCACGATGTATCCGCCGTCGTATTGGAGGTTGTGGAAATACACCGTCTCCCCTTGACGATGCTTCAGCCATTGCATGAAGGATTCGATATCCAACCCTCTATAGATATTATCGGTATTCCCAATTTCAGACGCGCACCAAGACCAAACGCGCACCTTCTCCTCGTCCAGCTCCTCTATAGTCTCAAAGTCAGCGCACCACCTAGACACATGGCTAACCTCCTAATTGGGTCTTGTACTTGTCTCGGACATTATTCCAATATTCCCTGATTCGCCTTGTCCTGATATCATCATCCGTGGGGTCGTAAACGAAATAAAGCGTCGCATCGATATCCGCCGCCGCAGTGTCCTTGTAGACTTCCTCCAGCGGTATCCCAGCCTTTCGCATATCGTCTATCAACGTCTCGATTTCTTTAACCAAATCGCTTCCCATTCCCATAGGGTCGAACACGGTATGCAATGCCTTGACATATGAATCGAAATATCTGTTGGCGGTAACGCTCGCGTCCATCCTATATTTGTTAACGCGAATCATCACGGTCATAGGACGGCCTTTCTTGCCTGGAACATCGCCAGATGGCACCCAATCTATCTTCGCGCCGATTGGTAGGGCGTTCGACATTCCCTCCAATGCCATCCTGTCCTTCGGCGTTTTTCCCCTCCAATACTCGAAGCCCTTGCGATGCGCCGTCGCTGGCACCTTGACCTTCTCGACCTCGATGCCCAGCTTCTTCAGCATGGCTACGCGAGATTGGTTGTATGCCCTTTTCATGATTGAAGTTTCATTGAACTCATATTTTGTTATCAAAGTTCCACTAGGAAGCTCATGCACCTCGCCAGCCTTTGGGGATTTGATGCGCTTAAGCCTGTTGACCTCTCGAATGTAATCAGGTTTGTTATGGATACGGGATTTGATGTCATCATAGTCCACCGATGGCGGAAGATGAACCTGCATAGGAAGCTTGGCTTCCATCTTGACAACCTCGCGATTATATGAACGAATCAGGTTCTTCAGGGTTTGCGATTCGGAACGTCCAACCCTGAACTTAGCACCCATCGAGAACCGCCTTCAGCTCGACTGTTGGCATATTGTGGCGCTCCCAAGTCCCGTTATCGCGAAGAACCTCGACGCAGTATCCTCGCGTCTCGCACATCTCATACCATTGGATAGCCGCCATAAGGCGGAAATCGACAAGGCACTTGAAACGTCGTGACATCGAATCGTTTAGCCATGCTATTCGCTGCGCCAACCCCTTCGAGAATTTGTCTCGATGCAATGCGGAAGAGAACTTGAAACGCACATTGCCGAACATGTATTCATACGGCGAATCCCTCAACGAGGTATATACTGGTGAACGCGCCATAATCCCTCCTTAGAGACTGATTACCAACATATTGTCTCTTATTTCCAATGCTTGAATTGGCATCAGTGCCATATAAAGGGGCGTCATCATGAGACGCCCCGAGAACACTTCTTCGTCGTTGACCACCTCAACCGCCTGATACCTTGAGACGTAATCGAGCAGGTCAACGATATCCAACCTATCGGCGATAGTTCCGCTTGCCACGGGAATCACCGCTATCGCCTCGCGGAGGAAGCTCTACCTCCTTGCCGATGATTTCGACCTTGGAGCGACGCTCGCCGTCCTTGTTCTCCCAAGAAGAATAGCGAAGCTTGCCATGGATAGTGAGCTTCATTCCCTTCTTGATGATATCGGCCAGAGCATCAGCCTGAAGCCCGAACATCGTAACGTCAAAGAAGTTGGTGTAATCCTCATTCTTCGCGTAATCGTTGACGGCGATACCGAAATTCATGATGGACACGCCACCATCGGTTTCACGGAATTCAGGGTCACGAGTGACGTTTCCTGCTACAATAACCTCGTTGATATTGCTCATTGCCTACTCCTCGATTTCGGTGGATTCTGCGACAACCTCTTCCGCTGTAGCCAGCGATTCAAACTGCTCCCAGGGCATCGAGTACATGGTCTTGCCAATGATTTCGGCTTCCATGGTCGCGCCAGGCTTGACATGAACGCCAGCCGCCTTGAGAGCGGTTCGCATGTCCTTCTTCGTGCAAGACGTGCCTTTGTGAACGCCAAGGCCAGTGACCTGGCAGCTGTAGCCCTCCTCGGTCTTGACCATCTCGATAAGAGATACCTTGTAGGTGTTTACGGTACGGGTAATCTTGTCAGCCATTTCAAATTCCTTTCTCGTAGGTTACCCAGTGCTTATACAATACGACTATTAGTCGTCATTGTCCATAATGATTGAGTTTTCTCGAATGATTTTCATCATTTCTTCACACTCCATCATTTCACAAATAAGTCCATAATCAAACAAGCCTGCCTTTCCTTTGCAAGTCGCGGCGATTTTACCTCTCAACTCACAAAGCATATCGTACAATGCCGTCGTTTCGACCACGCCATAAAATGAAATCATGTTGAAGTAGTCCATGAAATCTTCGGCATAGTCGGAACCCAGATATTTTTCAAACAAATAAAGCCCTGTTTTATAGAATTCGTAAGGGGTCATTTTCCAATCCTCCCCACCCACTTGAGCTTACCGTTGTTAAGTTGGTATCCGTATCGCCTGCCATATTCATCCCAAATGAAAATCTTGGCGTTGTGGTCATTCTGAATAAGAACGTAATGAGCGAAATTCTTCATGTCCTCCTCGTCGTACAGTTCTTCATCGAATTCATCGACACAATCGCCATCGAGGTACACTTTGAAATGGTATTGCATCCCTAGTCCTCCTTATGTCGAATCGTCTGCATCTTCAGCAGCTCGCTACCGCCGAAAATCGAGATAACGAAAACATCCCAGTCATAATTAGTTCGCGCTAAATCGCTTAGCAAGGAATAATGGTAATTATATGAACCCATCGCTTCATCAATATTATCGAAATACTTTGTGTTACGGGTTTGCTCAATTACTCCACCTTTAGCATTGAATGCAGACATTAAAACTTCAACAATAAACATCGGTCATCGTTCCTTTCTGAATTGGCGGTCATCGCGTAGAATATTGACGGTCATCGTCCTATAGCGGACTGGCGAATGTTAACTTCAGGTAATTTTGATAAAAGTTAAGCAGGGTTGTTAACCCCGCTCAACTTTTACCTGTTTGATTCAGCTCCTAGAACATAAGCGATTATCAGGGTGAACGCCCAAACAGCGGCGATACCCCATAGCGCATTACTTGCAATGAACACTTTTATACTCACTTTCTGCTTTTTCTTGCGCTTTTTTGTATTCACGCAATATGCTGTATATTTGTAACTCACGTTGAACGATTAAGCAACGTATCCACGCCACCGCCGTGGCGATAAACACCACGGCTAGAATTATTTCTTTAGGCATTGCAAGGCCTTGTATCGGGATACTTGAATTCGGCTTCAAAGTCTGTCTTCGTGAACCAAATAACAGAACCGTTCTCTTTAGTGAAAAGTTCTGACTTTTTCATTTTGTTACCTCTTTCATGCTAGTTTACTTTTACCCGCTCATTAATGGCGTTGCTTAAATGGTTATTAATGATTAAATGTTGTGTTGAACGATATACGATACAACTTTAGCGTATGCATCGCGCGGGCATTTAGATAATAAAAGCCATTGACTAAAAGCGTTAACACATTCGCGCGGCGTACCGCCTTTATAATGTGTGTTTTCGACGGCTGTTCCATATTCGCCGCCGTCGCCCTTAATAATGATACGGTGGTAGCCGTATGCTGATTGAATAGCAAAATGCTTTCCCTCAATCTTCGGCACAGTGTCGTTAACGTAGTCGACGAAAGCACGCAAGCCGCAAATAGTAAAACGCTTCATTTTTGCACCTCACCGTTATGAATGAAAGTAGATTCTAATACAACGGATTCGCCGTAAATGCGTGCAATAAGCGAAACATATATATTAGAACTACCGTTAACCGAATGCATCTCGCTAGTTATGCGCTCGCCTATAATATTTGAATTATAGGCAATTAAAGCACGGTCTAATGAATCAGAAAAGAAACATTCGTCGGTTTGCTTTTGCTCGAGAATTGCTTTAGTGTTGTAATAGTTGCGAACAACTTTAACGGAATACTTCATAGTAAACCCCTATCCGCAACGCCATTAATGAGCGGGTATTTTTCTTTCTAATCTTTATTAGGTTGTCAAGGTTCTTTCTGTCTTTCATTTCCTCCTATCTCTTTTCTTTTGATATCTGTATAATACACCCTGCTAGGCGACGTGTCAAGTTTTAGTGTACCGTTCACCCGTCTAAAATGTGCCGTTTACCGACAAAATACAGAATGGGGAA